GTGAGTTTATTTACGCTTGCCATGGTGTCTCCGATGAGGACGCGGCGGGAGGAATCGAACCTCCGTCTTAGGTGTTACTCGTCAGTCAACACCCAGCTCTACCACTGAGCTACGCCGCTAACCTCACTTATTAGGTTTGATCTACAGCGTCGTAACCTTGAACGATGAGGTGCAACTCAACGTCTAAGGCAGAAGCGCCCAAATCATAGGTTTTAACCCGCACTGCTGTAGAAGTAGCAGAGCTAACAAGAGCAACACCAACAGCAGCTCCTCCGCAAGTAGCCGAAACAATCGGCGCACGAGCGAATGGCTCATTGAAGGTAACAGTGTAATCACCAGTTCCGTTAACAGTCAAAACACCGTCGAATTGACCAATCTTAATGGAAGAGGTTGAAACACCATCAATCTTGAAATGAAGCTGACGTGGCAAACGTTGAGGACATTTAATTTCGCGTAACATGGTTTATTCTCCGTGGAATAGTAGGAGGGTGAGTCGCCCCACCCCCCGACCAGTTTTAATTAGACTGCCAATCCACTGATGACGCCGTGGAATGGAGGTACGATGTAGGACTGCAAGTATCCACCGAAGCGGAAGCTGTAGCTATCGCTCGATGCATCACGCAACAACACAGTGCCGTCGTCGTCAAAGAATCCGAAGTCAGGTCTGTGGTGGATGCTGATGAAGTTATCGTTCAAGAGGTACACGCGGTCGTCTTCACAGAAGCGCTCTGGGAAGATACCTACTGGGCCAGCAGCAGACATGAATTCCAAACCACGGAAGCTGATCTTGCCAACCAAGTCTTGAGCGCGAGGATCAAGCAAGTATTGCTTTTGGTCTTCGAGGATATTCAAGAGCTTACGGAATTGAACGAAGGAGCAGATGATCAAGTTAGGTACTTTACCAGACTTGCGCTGAACTTCCATCATGCCTTGGTTCAAGAGGTCAGCAGTGATACCTGCACCAGATGCAGCGATCTGAGCAGATGCCTGCCAACGACGACCAACGGTGATGCTGTACTGAGTACCGGAAGTAGCATCGAGAACACCCTTCAAGCCCGAAGGATCGTTGTCCTTAGAGTTTTGCATGTAAAGGGTCTTTGCGCCAGAGTCAGCAGTCAAGTCCACAGATCCGCTGATGCGGGAAAGGGTGAGAGTGCGGGTAGCAGGAGCTACAGCAGTAATCTCCCAAACAGCAGCAGTGGAGTATGGGTTAGCTACGGAGTCTACGTTGATGTAATCCTTTTCTTCAAAGTTAGACTCTTTCCAGGTAGCAGCAGAGATAACAACGGTAGGAGCAGCAGCAGTACCACCAGCAGCAGCAGCACTGGTTACACCGAGGCTACCAGTTCCGTCGTTGAACAAAGAGCGGGACATATTGCGCATCCAAGATTCAACTGCCTTTTGGGTAGAGAATTTGGTGAGTTCAATGAACGCGCCTTCAGACACGGAAGCAGCTTTGATAGCTTCACGGTCGATCTGACCTACAGCGTACATTTTCTTTGCTTCAATCACAGCGTCTTGGATTGCTGCGTAGTTAGCAATAGGGAGAGAGCCCGAACCAACACCGCCAGAGAAGCTGGTAGGAACTGCGATGTCCATACGCTTACCGACGAAGTTGTATTCTTTCTTTACGCGTCCGAGAAGGACGTTTGCGCTGTTATAGGTATTGTCTGCGAGTTTGCCATACTTAATCTTGAATAGATTAGAGGCAGTGCTTAAGCTAAATTGTGCCATGGTTTCATTCCTTTATGGTTAGATGTCGTCAAAGAACAGTGGATCACTTCCGCCCCGTTTAGGGCCGCTTTCCACATGAGCTTTTTTCAAGGTTTTAGTAATTTTCTTAGACAACTTTTTTGCCGAGTCATTGGCATAGAGTTGGTTGATCACTTCCTCGATCTCTGCGCGGTTCGCGTCAGTTTGGATCGCAAGATTAGCAAGCTTTTCGACCTCATCATAATTGCCAGCAAGTTCTGGATTAACTTCAGCTAGTTTCGATTCAATCGTTTGAACTAACTTCATGTTATCCCAGTATTTGCCGACCTGTTCAGGCGTAATCTGGTTAGGATCAAACCCATTTTTAACGAGATCGTCATACGCTTGGACGAAGTCCGACTTCTGCATCTCAAAGGAGCTCATTACTTCCTGAATCTTTCCTTCCATCTCCTTTACCTTTGCTGCTTCCACTTGCGCGGATTTGGCAGCTTCGGCCTTGGAACGGTAGTATTGATTCTCTTCCTCAAGACGCTTTAGACGTACTTCCTCAGGTGTAAGTGTACTCTCTTCCTCTACAGCTTGTCTAATTTTCTCTAGAGCATCGGTGTAGAGCTGCTGACCGTCAACCCCGAGCGTTTCACTCATGAATTCCATGAAGCCTTTTAGGTCTTTTTTTTGGGAGAGTAGTTCATGAGACTTCTGAACCACTTCATTCATTTTAGCTCGGCTAGTTTCAAATTCTTGACGCTCGGCCTTGTGTTTACGGAATAGATCGTCCAAGTGGCGCTGCTGGGAGTAACGGTTGATTACTTCCTGAACAGGTACTTCGACGGTCTTTCCGTCAACCTTAACAGTCACTAGGGCGTCGGCGGCCACTTCAAGATCCTTGTCACCGTGTTTAAACTTCAAAGCTTTCACGGCTTCTTTGGTCTCTTTAGCCTCCTTCTCTTTACCCTTAGTGGTTTTTACTTCATCTTTTTCTTCGCTGGCTTTTTCTTTGCTGCTTTTTTCTTTGCCATGTTTTTCTCCTTTCTCAGATTTGGTTTCTAAAACTTCCTCAAGATCATCGCCCTCTTCAGATCTGCGCTGGGCGGTCTTAACTTGTGGCTCATCACTTAAACCCTTACGCCAATTATCAACGGCGCTTAGCTCATCCCAGCTTACTGGCGAGCTTCCGCCTACAACTTCAATGGGTTCCTGTACGCTTGCAGTTTCTACATTCACTGTAGTCTGTGGTGTCGATTCACTCATTTTGACTTCTTTCTAATTAAACGCCCGAAGTAGGTTGGACTGGCCCGCCTACGCCTAGCTGTTCTTCGATTGTTGGCATTGGAGGGTTAGCTAAGGCTTGTGCCTCACCGCCCACCAATGGGTTTACTGGCAAACCAGGTGTTGGCATGATCATACCGCCTGTAGCATCCTGGCCTGCTGGTGTTGGCATGGGTGCCTCTACTGGTGCTACCGCTGCCATAGGTTCAAAAAACATTGGGAAGAGTGCAAGTGTAGCTAGCTCTTGAGCGAACTTTGGATTCTTTGCAGCTACATCAAGCATCATCATTTCATGAGCTGTGATGTGGTTGATCACCCGTTCTTGCACGTCTACCGGAGTCTGATACTTGAAAGAGTATTCCTGAACTACGCGGGTATGCTCTCTCCAGTGTAGAATGTGATTCTCAAACTCTTTAGGTGCAAGCTGCTCTTCACTTAAAGCCTCTCCACCTTGTCTGAGTAATTCCTCATTCTCAGCTTGAGCGGTTCTGACTGCAACGGTTGCAGCATCAACGAACTTATCGGCTTGGCCCAGATCAAGTAGGTCAATCACCTGCTCTGCTGTGAACTGGCCAGGGAAACGCTCATTGAGATCCAAGAGTGTCTGAGTACGAGCTGCGATAGAGCGTGGAAGAGCTGAGCTGTTCTGTACGCGGATGTCATAATCTTTCTCAAGATAAGCCACGTTAAAGAACTTAGTCATCCATTGGTTATCTTTGCCGATAACACGGATCATGCGCTCATCCGACTCATCGTAGTAGTCGCCACAGACTGCTAGAGTCATCTTGGCAACACCTAGGATCATGTCGTTATATTTAAGCACTGGCTCATTGTAGCCTTCAGACTCTTGCTCAGAGAGGAACTGAAGCGCCACACCTGCTTTGATGCCTGGGGGTGGTACGCCTCGGCTTACTCCGAAGACTCCTGAGATCTGCTGGAACTCTTCTTTCACCTTCTCACGGAACGCGAACACATCGCTTGGAACGGTAGGCGCAGTAGCTAGCACTGGAGGTTGAGCGCCCTTGTATTGAACGATAGTGATGTCATTGCCTAGGCGATCCAGAGCAACCGACCCCGCTGGGACCATCCACTTCGGATGAGATGCGAGCACGATGTTTCTAAGGAGCATATTGGTGATGTTATTGTAGGTACCTGTAAGCTGCTTGATGTTTTCAAAGAAGGAAACACCATAAAGCTCACCGGGATACTCAATGTCAGTAAAGCGAACAAACGGCAAATTATCATGCGAATACGGAAACTCCTCATTCTCTAAAATCACGTCGCGTAAGAATACGATCTTACGGCCCTTGTCCATCATAGGGCTTCTACGATGCCAGAAAGTGTAGACTACTTGCTCACCACGAGCTGGGCGCAATTCCATTTTCTCGTAATCGTAAACCTGAGCGTCATCCAAATCTTTAATCTTGGAAGCCTTATCAGGGTAACGCTGACGGAGTTCCTGAGTGTTGACTAGCTCACGGGTGAAGCAATAGTCCACGTCAACAAACTTCTGCTTCTTTTGAAGTAGGACTTCTGAAGCTAAGAAAGTCTTATATTGAACGTCGCCTACGCGCACTGGACGGTCGATGTAGACAGTGTTGCCTTGTGGATCTTTAGTGGGTTGACCATCTTGATCAAGCACTGGCACCTTGCCGCCGTGTTCTTTAGAAGCCTTCACCCAAGCTGGGTTGAGATCTCCCTTGTCTTCATTCCAAAGAACAAAGAGGTAAGCCTCGCCCATAACGAATGCATTAGTTACGAGCTGAAGAACGATCTTAGTTTCAAAGTCTGACTCGTACCAGACGTGGTCTAGGAGCTGCTTAGTGACCTTAGCTGCAACCTTATCGCCTAGCTCATCGTTAGTAGGGAGGATAGCTACAGCGGGCTTAAACTTGATCAATCTTGAAGCGCGGTTCTTGGCCAAATCATAGAGATGGTTGATCACAACCTTACGGACCACTTGAGCCCGATCCGTTCCACGATCTCTAGCATCAAGCCTTGTCTCTAGTTCCTGATACTGGATGCCCTTATAGAGCGCCAAGTTCCTACGCATCACTCGGATACGAGGTTCATTCTCTTGCTCAAGGAAGCCCAGCTCAGAAGAAAGCCAGCGAAGGACTTCCTCATCGTTTCTTGGATCATCTAGGTCCAGGCTATAGAGCGGGTACTTTGGTTGAGAGAAACTTTTATCTAGGGTGTCTAATGCGCCATCAAAGAAGTAGCTCATACGGCCTCGAATAGATCTTTATTAAGTTTGGCTTCCAAGTCTTGAGTCACTTTCTCAAAATCATTTGAAGCTGGTACATACTGGATCGAATGAGTGGACTTTTGCAAGGCTTTTACTTCAATCCAGGCGACAAGCCCCATCCCGAATCCAATCGCGCTTAAGACTGCGAACGCAATAAACAAACCAAAGAAAACAGTTGTTACTCCCATGATAGATCATCCTCCGTTTTAAACAAGTCTGGAAAGTCGTCTTCAATCCTGTAGCCACGCTTCATACTCACCGGATCAACTTTAGGTTCCGGGATATTAAGGATTGAATAGTGGTGAGAGTCGAACACATATCGAAGACAGTCAATAAGGTGGTCGTCCTTTTTAGGGATCTTACCTGAGCCGTCCTTACGGTAGTGTTCTAACTCCCAAAATAGTTTCACGCATCGAGATGAGATCTTAAGCTTCCCGTGAAGCATCGCGTCTTTGATGAGTGATAAGCCTGTTAACTTATCGGACTTCATTTTCTGAGTAGGTTCTAAGCCTTCGCTGAATACGTCTAAGACTTCATTTGCAAACCAGGTTGCCGCCTCATCGTAGCCTTGCCGCCACTCATCGTCCCAAAGCTCATCTCTCTTCTCTCTCACTTGTGGCCAGATCTTAGAGACAGTCATGTTAGCTTGCTCGGTCTCATAGACCTCATCGAGACAGTAAACCACTTTAGTGTAGGGATTGATCGCGCAGAAGAGAACAGCAAAGCAGCTTGCCCCAGCAGGGTCGGCCCATAGAACCCAGTTAAGCTTCTTACGATCCCGCCAGATCTCACCCATCAGCTCATCGTGTCTGTAGACCAAATGATTGCCCAGCATAGGAAAGATAGCAGAAGCACCACCTCTAACAAACTTAGCCTCATACTCACGCTCCCACTTATCGCCCTCTCCACGCCCGTAGAGTTCTGCCTTCTTATCCTCAAGCCACTTACGGCTAATGTGAGGATTGGAGTGCGTAGGAAGCTGAAAGAATCGTTTAGCAGAGTCCCGCTTGTAGGAGTCAGCAAGCTTAGTGAACTGACCTTCCACGTCTGGAGGCGTTCCAATGATCATAAGAGGCGCATCGAAAGCAGCGCGGTTAGGATCATAAGCTTCATAGAACTCTTCTCGAAAGTCCTTGAACTCATCAAAGACCGACAGACCTTTGGGCTTAACACCCCGGTAGGCATCCACGTTGTCTGATCCATCAAGCTTAATGAATGAGCCGTTATGAAAGGTCACGCGCATCTCGGTGTTATTGATCTCAGAGATCCACGACTCAGGCCCCAAGGCTTGAATGCGGCGGGAGGCCCAAAGGATTTCTCGGGCTTGCTTCATGTAGGGCGCGAAGTAATAGTTCTCGCTGCCAGGGAATGTGTAGGCAAACCTCCAAAGCAAGTAGCATACCAGTTCCGACTTACCCCAGTTACGGCCACATTGAGCCATGACTTCTTTAACTTCCCCACGGATCAGGGGTGAGCCTACTTCGATCTGAGATGGGTGTGGGGTCCAATGAGCGTGTAATTCTTTCAGACCCCTAGCGATGCGCTCGATCTCAGGGTGAAATGTCACGCGCTATCCTTAGCTCGCAAAGCTTGTCTCGGACTTCTTGAATCACCTTGAGTTCCACTTCAGGGCGTTCTGCATACTTGATCTGCTGCCTCAAATATTCATCAATCTCATCAATGCAGATTGCATAGTCCATGGCTTTACAGTGCAGATTGAACTGTTCGTCTTCCATGGGAAGCTCAAATTCAAGAATGCCCTTCATGGTTGTCCTTATCTATCAAGTATTGAAACAATTGTTTGACGACTTCCATGTGGGCATCGCGTTCTGCCTCTAGGCGAATGCATAGGCCTTCGAGGGTCTTAACTTGATCCGTTAGCTGTTCGATCTTTTGAACTAGATTGTCCATTTGCCACAACCTTCAAAAATGGGTCTTGTGTAAGAATCGTCTGGATCTGCTGAGTGCTTAGCTTCTCCTCTACGACGTTCGTTATCTCGCCTGAGTGCTCAATCGCCTTACGCTTAGGGTAAAGGTACTGGGCAGCTTCAGCAGCGGCCTTCTGGCGCAATTCTGGAGGTATAATGGGCTTCTCTACAACCTCACCCTTTTGGGTAGGCGAGAACGTAAATTCCTTCTCGTATCCAAGTCCCTTCCAGTCACCTAAGGCAAACCGGCAAAGGATCTCAAACGGGTCACACCCAAGCTCACGTGCTTTCTCTTCCAGGGGAAGCTTGGACTTGTTCGCAGTCCCCTTCGTTCTCCCACCGTATCTCATAATACCTGACTACCTTTAACTACTTTAGCCTTGCGCGTCCTAACCTTCGGCTCTTCTAAGGAAGGAGCTTCAATAGCAGCATACGGCTCTTTAGCTTGCCTTTGAACCTCAAGTTCCCTCTTCCACTGAGAGAGTAGATCAATAAGTTCAATTGCATCCCAATCGCGGTAGCGTTGATAGATATACTCTTCTACCCGCTCTGTAATGATCTGGGAGATTTGCTGGGCAAACTGAGCAAGATTAAGCTGATGCTTGAACCGTTCTTCAAGGTGCTTCGTGAGATACCCGATCTCTTGGCTATACTGTTCAACTGAGCGTTTCACTAGGTTCTTCCTTTCGTGTCGCTGTAATGATGAGCAATATTAAACAGGAAGCCCTAAAAAAACACAAGCCTGAAACAGAGTTTGAATTCTGAGTCAGGCTTATGTATAACATGATTGCGAAAACAGTTAGTGATACGAGCATACCACTCGTGCGCTAACTTTCAATCCTTTTCGCAGAGGATTTGACCGTAGCTCTTAAAACACGGTCACGGAATTATCGGGGATGAAAGTCGTCGAGGCGAGCGCTCGTGCCGAATAAAACAATCGAGCAGGTTGTCTAATAGCTGACAAGGTAAAGGCGGGTTGAGCATTACGCTCCTCTAGCTGACTACACTGGGTCTTGTGAAGAATCGGAAACGTAAAAACACAGGACAGGGCTTACCACCCCAGTACCGAGTTATTAGGCCACTGGAATTTGATCATCCTATCCTTTCTGGGCGAAAGTGACGGTGACACCTGAAGCAGACGATCGACGGCCTAGATGGGAAGCGAGACCATACCATCGAGCGGGGCTAATGCTGAGTTTATAAGCCATAGGGTTTATAGATTGAACACTAACTCCGAGGGGATCGAAGCGCAGGCAACCAAAGGCGGCTCAAAGACGGAAGTCCTAGGGCAGGGCTTATGGTCTACTTTTGTCTTTTGTTAGACATTCATTGCATCTTTCTTCACGCTCATAAGAGGGGGTTCTGCATGACTCTATCTCGACGTGAACAGATGGTTCTCAGTCTCGGTGTAATCTTAGGCATGGCTTTGCTGATGCTCGTGGGTAAGGCCAGAGTGTCTACACCTTGTGTTAAGGCTCAAGCGAATGTGGAAGCATCGGATCGGCTATGCTCAAAGCTTGCTGATCAAGCTGCTGAAGCGAACTGTAGTCACCTTGAAGGGGCTCAGGCTAATCAGTGTCGCTCTATGGTCCTGATGCTTGCCAAGGAAGGTTGTAGAGAAGCTATGGGTTATCAGATGCTTAAGGCCGAAGCTTCCGAGAGGTGTCTATGAACGAGAGCGAAGCAAATCTTCGTATCGCTTTGAAGTGTTTGCGGAAGCTTGAGCAACAGCTTGTAAAACTTCATAAAAACGGCGCTCTTGATCTGGACTCAGTGGAACTTCTTTTGGATCTTGCGGAGGATGCTTCTGAGTATGTGAAGCTTGCAACGAAGCTTGTGCTTTAGTGTAAGCATCGTCTAACCAGGCTTGCCTCTTCTTAGCCTCTTCATAATAAGCTCTTTGGTACTCTCGAACTGAAGAAACTTCCCGCTCACTTACAAGGGCTGAGCTTACCGTGTCGATTGCGTCTGAGATTGTACTTAAAGTCTCAGCATCAACGTCAGCATCGGATGCTTTATAGAGAGCTTGATGGGCAATGCGAAGGGCTTGCCACATTTCCTCTCTCGCTTTGAAATTCTTAGTTTTACTCATAGTGATCCAAAAACAGATGGGCGTGTCCGGTTGACAGCGTTTAAGTGAGTGCTCTCCCTATGGGACGGCTCTCACCCCACCGCAAGTGAGGCTTGGGCTATAACTCTATGCGCTATGTCTGGCAATAAAAAACCCCCCGAAAGCACGAGGCTCACGGAGGGATGAGAAGGATCAGATCTCGACCTCAAACTGTCTAAACTTTAGACAACTGTCAAACATTTTGACACTTGAAAACTCTTTGCTTCCATTGTAGCAATTAGCTTCACTTTGGAGGATCAGATGGAGAAAGCTAAATTAGAAAGCCTTGTCGGGCTTAGGGTTACTCTTGTCACAGACAGTGGCTACATTCGCGGTAAGGTCATCGCCGTAGATGATTCATGTACTCAAGTTGTAGAGGCTCAGATCATCGAGCGCCCTGCATTCCATGAGGCTTATAAAGAAGGCCACGGGGAAAGCATTGAATGGCTTCTCGTGAATAACATGAAGGTCTGGGATGCTTATATGTCCTATGATGCCGTAGCTTATAACTACTCCGTCAGCACGCAAAACCTCACCCAAAGGACAACCAATGAGCACCCTTTTTGAACTATCCCAAGAGGCTAATCGTCTTGAAGAGTTGTTACTTGAAAGCGGTGGGGAATTGACACCTGAGTTTGAAACTTGGTTAGAGCAGATCAACACCCAGCTAGAACAGAAAGCAGATAGCTATGCGCACGTCTTGGATAAGCTTGAAGCTAACATCGCCCTACTACGGCAGAACGCTAAACAATACACCGACGCTGCGAGATCTCTTGAGAATGCCCAGACAAGAATTAAAGACCGAATTAAAGACGCACTGGAAGCAATGGGCAAGTCTAAGCTATCAGGTAATCGTAAGACTTTTACTCTTTCTAACAGTAGCCCTCGCCTTGTCGTCAATGAGACAGAGCTAGACCAAGCCTATGTAATCGTTCAAACTCAATACTTGCCAGACAAGGAACGCATCAAAGCAGACCTTAAGGAAGGCAAAGAGATTCAAGGCGCTCGCCTAGAAGGTGGGAAAGCTTTGAGAGTAACCGTTAGCAAATAAGGAGACAACAATGGTTTTTCTTAAAACGTACTTCCATCCAGAAAAAGGTGCTGAGCCAGAAGTGCAGTTCCATACCTTTGAAAGCGATGCTGAAGCAATTGAGTTCCTGCACGCCGATAGCAAGGAAAAAGGCTTAGGCATCACCCCTGATCCTTCTATTCACTACTATGAGTTCCTTTCTCAAGATGAGTACGAGGCTCAGAATAAATGAGTGAAGAGAGGCTTAAAGAGATTGAAAGCCTTGTGAATGCAAACAATCTCATCATGCAAATGATCCCCATTAGTATTGTAAAGGAATTACTTGCAGAGATTAGACGCTTACGAGTGAAGCAATGATCCATCTTGAGCACTGTCCTGGATGCTCTGATCCACTATGCAGAATCGTCCGTGGTGCTACAGTGACATCTAATCGCGATGAGGTAACGTGCAAGGTATGCGTAAAGATATTCACTTTGAAACCTGTTCAGTGTGTCACGTCGCAGTCCTCGGCCCGCATCCAGAGTTCAAAGGCTACCTCAAGTGCCCAACGTGCGGGTTCTCGAAGAAAGAAGTAAAACCAAATGAAGAAAAAAAGAATTCTGATCACTTGGCCGGAAGTTCATGAGCTAACAAAGATCAACCGCTCAACTGAGTGGCGCAAAGAACAACAAGGGCTATTCCCTCGCCGAATCATCACCGGATTCAATTCAGTCAGATGGGATAAGGCAGAAATTTTAGAATGGCTCAAATTTAACAACCCAGGCGGGCGTAAAGGTAAGAACACTTGCAAAGATCCAACAAATCCCTATCAGAGAAAAACATGAGCTGTAAGACCTGCCAAGGTGAGGGCTCATGCACTTATATCGAAGACAGTCGAACGATTGAAGAAACTTGCCCTAGGTGTGATGGATATGGGCAATCGCTTAATAACGAGTATACTCCCATCACAAGCTATAACCCTTATATCGAGGTAAACCTAAAATGATTAAAATGATCGCCCTAGGTGTCGTAGGACGCGATGCCGAACTTATGGAAAGTAAGAACGGTAAGGCTTATGCCAAGTTCTCTGTCGCCGTTACTAAAAAGATTAAAGGTGAGTATCAGAGCACTTGGATCTCTTGCGTAATGTTTGGTGAGCGCGCTCAATCCGTTGCCCAATACATTCAAAAAGGCGTGAAGTGCTACGTTGAAGGTGAGCCTTCTGCTAATGCCTACACCGATAAGAAAGGCCAAGTGAGAGGCGATCTTTCTCTTATAGTGCAGGACGTTCAGATCCTTCACGAGCGTAGGCCACAAGAGGCACCTCAACAAGCCGTGGAAACAAAGCCAGCGTTCACGCAAAATAGCCCAATGTTTGCTCAAACTGAGTTCACTGAAGACGACATTCCATTTTGATCGGGTATTACAGTTTGATGGATTAGCTGTTTTAGCCTAAAATGCGTAGTCAAGGAGACTCCTATTATGAAAGACGAACAAGGATTAGCAGGTAAGAAGCCAAGTGAAAAACCTAAGATGGAACCAAAGCTCGGCGGCTCATTGGGCTCTAAGCTCGATAAGCAAGGCGACGTGAAGGGCAAGGATCAAGCCGTTTACGTTAAAGCTGGCATTCAAGATCAAAAGAAACAAGCTGGCGCATAAAGTTGACCGAAACTCTTAGGCGGTTTACTTTGGCTTCGTAACGATAAAAAGTTATGGAAGGCAACTGGGGGGGTAGAGGTGGGCTTTACCCCTCTTTTTTTATTCTTGAAAACAGTTTGCATCTCTTATAGTGTCACGCTCACTTAGGAGACAATATGAGAACTTCGGATCAGATCAATGAGCTATCTGCTGCTTTGGCTAAGGCTCAAGGTTCTATGAGGAACCCAGAGAAGAATAAGCGTGCTACAATCCCCACCAAAACAGGCGGGGGATATTCTTACGACTACGCCGATCTGCCTTCGACGTTTGATACTGTAAGGAAACAGCTCTCTGAGAATGGCATCATGCATACGTCAGCCCCTAGAATGGTCGATGGACACTATGTCTTATTCTCAAGACTCTCTCACTCATCCGGTCAATGGATTGAAGCTGAATGGCCTTTGCCTAACGCTCAAGACCCGAAACAGTTGGCAGGCTCTATTACCTATGGTACTAGGTACCTGTTCAACTCGTTATGTGGAATAGCGGGCGACGACGACTTAGACGACACACCTGAGAGTCCTCTTGCTAAATACGAGAAGAAACCAGCGTCTAGGTCAGCTACTGTGAGTGTTGCATCTCCTAAAGCTAATGAGACAGTGGAGGCACCCCGAGGCCATGCAGACTTAGGTGCTTCCACATCTCAGGAACCAGGCAGATTTACGCTACTTGCTAAACTTAAAGAGAGCCAATGGCCAAAAGAGCAATTAGTAAAATACTGTGTGGACGTGTTCGGTAAAGCTGACTCAAAGAGTCTGTCTTCACAAGAGCTAGCTCAACTTGTTTATGCTTCAACTACTTTTAAAACTATTGAAGACGCGCTCAAAGCCGCAGCTAAGTAACTTAGGCTTTTGGCCCAAGTGTCTGAACTGTTTTGATCGGGGATGGACCTATCAAACCGACGTGTATCCTTGGGATGCGTATGAAGGTAAAGAGACCTGCTTAAAGTGTTTGCACTAGAGAGGCCGTTGCTTCACAATTTGGAAGCATGGCCGATATTCTACACGAGCTAGTGTCACATCTGAAGGACTTGGCTTTAGAATTAGGTCGAACACCGACGAAGCCCGAATTCTGTAATAAGATCCCTGGTGGGCATTACAAGGTAACAAAGCTAGGCGGCTATAATGTTCTTGTCAAAGCTGCTGGGTTAGAGCCAAATATAAATAATTCTCAAAAGATTGATAACACGATCTTTATTAAGAACCTCGCTACTCACCTGGACCAGTATGAACCTAAAACGCCTCCTTCGACTTGCAAAGAAACCTTCCCTCGCATTGCGGTTATTTCGGACATCCATTGGCCGTTTGCGTCCCAAAAAGTCCTAGATCAATTCTATCGCTTCATTGAGAAGCATCAACCCGAATACGTTATCATCAACGGTGACGCTTGGGATATGTTTTCTCACTCCAAGTACCCTCGGAGTCACAATGTCTTTACACCTGAAGTTGAGCATCAGTTATCCAGGGAAGCGAACGAAGTCTTCTGGCAAGAAGTCAAAAAGGCAGTCAAGGATGCAAAGTGCTTTCAACTCCTTGGAAACCATGATATCCGCCCACTCCGCCGTATCCTCGAAGTATATCCCGTCGCTGAAGACTGGATTAGCTCGATGCTACAGAAGCTATTTAATTTTGAAGGAGTTCAAACGATACATGATGTCAGGCAGGAATTGATTCTCCCAGGAAACATTGCAGTTCACCATGGCTACCGTTCAAAGCTAGGCGACCATCGGGACTATATGTTGCAAAATGCAATAATAGGACACACTCATCTTGGCGGGGTTACGTTTAGACGGTTAAGAGGCGAAGTGTTATGGGAATTGAATAGTGGTGTCGCAGGCGATCCTGAATCTAAAGGTTTGTCGTACACGCCCCAAAAGATCACTCACTGGACACCTGGATTTGGTTGGGTAGATGAGTATGGTCCTAGATTCATTGTTGCAAAATGAACAACAATGCTTAACCTGGAGTCAATTATGCCATTGAAAAAAGGTAAATCAAAAGAAGTTATTTCCAAAAACATTAGCCAGCTTTCAAAAGAGGGCTACGGTCAACGCCAAGCTATTGCCATTGCTCTAGCTAAAGCGGGTAAGAGTAGAAAAAATGCAGGAAAAAAAGCGAAAAAAGATTAGTGATTCAAAGATGTACTGTGACGGTTGCGGCAAAGTCTGTGGCACCAATGCTACAGGCAAATGTACGGAATGCCGTCAACAACCGTGTCATTGGTGTGGCACGCCTACTCTTTCGCGATTGCTTCCAGTTTGTTGCGGAGAATGTCGGCGTCGATCAGTCCAAGAACGGTCAGCGCTTCGGGCACAGATCTTACGCAAGCAGTAGCAGCTCCTAGGGCTTGCATCTCTTCTAAGAATTGCTTCTGTTCAGGGCTTAAGCGCCCCTTCTGAGTCTTTACTTCAAGGCAAAGCATACGGCCCTTATAGATCCCTAAGATGTCAGACACGCCTTTGATCTGATACTTGGAACGAGATCTAAAGGTTTTTCTAGTGGGATCATAGATGCCCACACTCTGATTCTTCCAAGCTTTACACCCTTTTACTAATTTAAGGGCGGCTAGGATTGCGTTCTCAATGTCCTTTTCTGTCTCTTTCAATAATGCGGTCGATTTTCGCTTCAATGCGGTCAAGGCGCTGCTCGATTCTTCCTAATCGCTCTTTACTCATCTCTTTAGTTTCAAAGGTGTCAAATGCCCACACACACACTGAAACTGAGGAAGCAATGAGGCCGGTTAAAATTGCTATCACTTGTTGCACGTTCATTTTGAGCACCGAGCCTTTACCCAGTCAAGAAGTTGTTTGGTGTCATCTGGGCTTAGACATACATAGTTGTCAGCTTGTGGGATGGGAAGCGTGAATGTCGCACCGTCTGGCTTTGCGCATTGCAATGCCTGGTTTGCACTATCAATCACGCAAACGGTTACTTGAGGTCTAGCGCACGCACTAAAGGCGATTAAGAAGATCGCTAATCTTTTTAGCTGCATCTTTCTTCTCCTCAGCGCTTTTTGCCTTCTTTAGATCTTCAATAACCTTATGCGAGTCTTCAATAAACTGTTCAGGGTTTTGCCTCATGGCTCCCTTGATCAGCTTAATTAGCTCCGTAATAAGAGCTAAAAGACTAGGAATGGCTTTCAGGATGCTCCATAGGGCTTGCATCTTTTTTAGCTCCAAGTGCTTTAAGTGCTTTGATTACGCCGTCAAGAATCCCGTTAGCTTTCAAAGCTGGGATCATTGCCAAGGCTTCAGAGATGCCCAAAAGAACTGCCAAGATCAAAGGTAAGTTTTCCATTACTTTTTGAAGCATAATGCCCCCCTATTTTTTATTATAACCAAAGGTTTCGTTTAACGCTATGAGGTAGCTTGTCACTTTATCAACGTACTGCTGATTCTTGTACTGCCCAGTCAAGTTTTTGATGGGGCTTCCAGCATTGTAAGATGCAATGATATCAGATCTTTCACTGTAGCGTTTTGCAATACGCTTGAGCTGCAAGCATCCGTATTTTAATCCGATCTCAGGTTGTAAAAGCTCCAAAAGGCTCTTCTGATGCCCAAGCTCACGGGCTACCCCACCCATCACTTGAGCTAGGCCAAATGAGGTTTTCTGCAACACTAGCTCAGTCTCTTTGCTAATTGCATTGGCTCTGGCGTGCTTATCAATGTCTACAGTATACTTGTAATGAGGCTCAAAGCGAACAGCAAGAGTTTCGCCTGCACTTTCAGCTTGAACGATAGCTGCGAGAAGTACCCAAGGAATTTCATGATCTAAGGCTATATCATAAATGATATTGAGTGGTAGTCTCGCGATCCACGTCTTAGTGAGCATCATTCTTCAACCTGATCTAATGCCTTCAGCATATCAGGACGGTCTTCTTTGACCGCTTCTGATTCTGCCTTTGGCATTGGAATTGCTGGACTAGCTTTAGGTTGTTCGCCCACCATGAAGCGCTTCATAATAGTTGTGTCTACAGTCTGAGATTGCTGAAGAGACTTCATAGCCTTCGCTTTTGTTACGCTATCCAAACCCGAACTTTTGAAGTCCTGAATTGCTGCTTCAGCAGCTTGAGGCTCAAACTTGATTACCTTAGGCTCATCGGCTTCCATTCCCACAGTGTTTGCCCGAATAAAGCCATTGATTAGATTTTGACGGGTCTTTGGGTCAACCTCTGACAACGCCTGATTAAGCTTTTGAACCGATGGAATTCCTCTAACAGTAATCATCCCATCTAGGATCTTTTTAGTGGCAGGCGCTCCAAAGGTCTTAACCATATAACCGATGCCAGCTCCAACAACTCCGCCCATAGGACCACCAACCGCTGTCCCAGCAAGTGCGCCTCCAGCAGTGAGACCACCGAGCACTTCTTTCCAGAAATTCACGTCACGAGAACCATTTTGAACAACCTTCTCAAACTCAGCAGTCATAGCTGCCTCATCTGCTAGTTTTACAAGGTCCTCATCTGCTAACTCAGATAAAAGCTTGAGAGTGCGCTTACCTTCAATAGAACGATCACTCATCACTCCCTTTAAGAAGGATTGAGTTGTCTTTGGGTCCATTCTTTCTACAGGAATGGTTTTTTTAATTGCTTCGATCCCACGAGAAATCTTAACGCCTGTTGCTTGCTCTAGTTGTGAAGCAAGTTCATTGACTCTTGGGTTTTTACCTACAGCAAGAGTTTGAAGGTTTCCAAGCGCTGCCTGTTCAGTTCCAAACAACTGAGATGCTGCATCTAAAAGTTTAGCATCTTTAGACACCTCATCCATTTTAGAGGCGTATGCTGGACTCAACTGCCTTAGTTGTTTATTGATGCTGGATCTAATTGCTTTAAGAGATTGATCTAAACGAGTGCTAAATTGACCTTCAGCTACAGCAAAATCAGTAATCTCATCAAGGCTTTGAATTAAGTTCTTAGCAGTTCCAAGATCAAGATTCTCTCCAACCTGATCAACAAGCAGATTGAGTCTGCCTTGAAAGTCTTGAAGCTTATTGGCAACACTTTCTCTCAAAGGATTTAAAAGAATATCGCCTGTTTTTGTTTTTTGAGCGGCGATCTGTCTATTGATCTCATCGTTAATGCTAGATGCTTTGATTAGCTTCTCAGCACCTTTTTTAGCTGTATCAATCCCTTCTCTTTCGAGAATATCGTAAGACTCTTTTGATCCTTCAATAATCTTATCTTTCAATGCTTTGACGGCAACAAGCAGATCATCTGCACCTTGTTTACGCTGCTCAACTAATCCTGCTTGAACGCGTGCAAGTGCATTGTCTACTTGATCCTTTAATACTTCAGTGCTGACAGGAAGCAGTGGCTCGGATCTCTTAAGATATTCTTTGATGGTTTTTTCTCTCACCCCACCGACCGCTGACAACGCCTTAGCCCCACCTGCTTTAATGGCCTTGCCTACAAGTGGTAAAGCTTCCATGGTTCCAGAGATAAGAGCTGCACCTTCAGCTACATCACCTAGCTCCAATCTTTCTTCAGGCGTAATAAACCCAGTAGGCACTTCAGCAGCTTGCTTTACAGCTTCAGCGGCTACACCAGTAGCTACAGCTTGACCTACACCACGAGCTGCTTTAGTCAGTGTTGGTGCTTTACCAGCTAATCCTACAGCTTCAATAGCAGGTGCGGCTAAACGCTCAGCAGCAGCTACAGCGCCTTTACCCAATGCCGATACTGCTTGTGTTGGGGCTACTGCTAACTTTGCGGCAGCAGTCGTTCCTCCAGTGGCGAATGCTGGTAATACAGCACCAGCAATTTCAGATGCAGCAGCAATTCCAGGAAGCTCTTGTTCAAGCTTCCGTCTTCTTTCTACATCACGTTTAAACTCAGCTTGAATCCTTGCTGAGTCCACTGATTTATTGAAAAAGTCTTTAAGACCTTCAGCATCGAAACCAGAGCTAATCAAGTTACCGATAACAGCATTAACCCCAGAGATTGCAGGTTCGCTTGCTCCGAAAGTCATTCCTTCAAGAACTGATCTGCCAGCGGTTTCAATTTGTTCCGAAAGAGCAGGTTCAGGTTCAGCTTGTGGCATATTCTCAGACTGCCACTTGGCTTGAGCAGCTTGAACCAACTGATCACGTTGAAACTTAGACTCGGCTTGTTTGATTAGTTCTTGTCTAGTAGCCATTTATTGCCCCAAGTATTTTTGTAGTTCTGCATCGCTCATTTTTGAGAAATCAGGCATTGAAGGCGCTGCAACCGCCTCTTGAATTCCACGCTTAGACTTTTGGATTTTTGGTGCCTGGACTGCCACTAATGGAATTTTTTCCAACGCCTTACCAGCTTCAGCTTGTAATCCTAAAAGAGCTTGCTGACGGTTAGCTCTCTTCTGAGCTACAATCTCTGAATTATCACCTGCTCTTGGGAAATATTGAGCCTCAGCGTTTGCAAACTCGCCTTCAGAGATAGCTGCACCAGATTCACGCCTTAAAAGAGCATTAATGAAGTTACGCTCGGCTTGTGTTTGAGCTTTCAATGCCGAATCAGCTACACGAGCTGGAAGAATAGCTTTGATACCCTCTTTTAATGAGGCGCGATCATATCCTTGATTCTCAAGTTGACCAAAAATGCTTTCAGCTTGTTCTAGTCGTCTTGCATAGGTTCCAGCAGCAAATTGTCCAGCAGGAAGCTGCTTTTCCACTGATGCTTTCTGCTCTAATGCTTTCTTTTCCAGATCAAGCTTCTCTTTTGAGATTCCAAGGTTTTGAAGCAACGCATAGGTTTGAACTTGCTGTTTCTTCTCATCAGCAGCGGCCTTCCTGTCTTCGGAGGCGGCCAATCGTTCTTCTTTCGCTTGTAAGCGCTGCTCAGTCCCAAGCTTAAAGGCCAACTCAAGCCCTTTTAATCTTTGCTCTTGAGCAATCCTAGTGGCTTCACGTTCTTGAACAGCTTGTCTTTGTCTACCCTCTTCAAGTTTTTGAATGCCGCCTAATCCAGCTTGAGCACCGATAGCGCCTCCAGACCTTCCTCCAAACGCAGCACCGGCAAGAATTGGAGCTAAGCCAATGATAGCCTCTCCAAGTAGACGTTTAGTGTCCTCGCTCATTGGAGCTGATGGAGCTTCTACTTTTGGAGCTTCTACCTTTGGCGCTTCTGCTACAACTGGAGCTTGAACTGGAGCTGGAGCTGGTTGAGCTAACTCATCTTTAATTCGCTGAATCGCGCTCATCATTGCTGGATTCATTGCTGCAGCGGGTGTCTTTTTTTCAGCCATATACTTTTTTCCCCTTTGCAGCGAGAGTGCAAACTGGTTTACCGATAGTCATAATCAGGCGTCCAAATAGGTTGTCTTTAGTGCGTGCGCCCATGAGGTAAGCCATGTGATGCGCCCAAGGCTTAGCAAACAAAGCTACAACGTGAGTAAAGATCTTAGACTTCTGCATGAGTGCTACAAGAGGCATTGCTAGAGTCCAGTAGCCGATCATTACTTCAGGTTGCTCCTTACGCATGATCTTTCCAAACTCTTGATCTACTTCAAAGGTTTGTTGGTCAAGTAGACCCTGACGGTGCAGCTCAGTGCAGATAACTGTTCCTAAGAACCCACCGCCAGCACTTTCTCTTGCAGCTTGCGCTTGAACTGATGCCCCACGCTCTGCTGCTGCTGCGATTGCCTTTTGACCTTCAAGAGCTGCTGCAATTTGTCTTAAAGCGATCTGACTTGCTACGTTGCCAAACTGTTCTTTTTGAGATTGTTGAAGATTAAACAAGGTGCGCTGTAATGCGCCCTCCTCTTCTTGCACCGCACGTTGCTGCTGCACTTGCTGAGCCAAGCGAGCTTGCTGCGCGGAAGCTGCCCCACCGCGAATCCCTGCTCTAGCTTGCTGGGCGGCTAGTTGTCTTTGAGCGGCTTGCTGCTGAACCATAAGGTCACGAGCAAGTTTTGCGCGTTGAGCTTGTTCTTCTGCTGTCCCAAGTCGTTCTAGCTGAATCTTAGGCAAGTCTTCCTTTTTTGGACGAACGACTACAGCAGATCTATCTGGAGCGGTTACTGTAAGTCCTTCCGATCCAAAACTAGGTCCTAATGTTTTCATATCTTTTGGATTAATCATAATTACCTCAGAAAGATTACCGTTGCGGTTGCAGCTCCTGCCCCTGTTTTTTTCATATACACATAGTCCTTAGACCATGCCGTATCACCATCGACAATATCACTCGCTGAACTTCTGACAATTATTCTCTGACTTGGGATAAATCCCACATTATGTCTAAAAGCCTGCTCATCCGATCCAGCAAAGCTAAATGTCGCCTCAAATCCCTCAAAGTTGTCTAATAACTTTAGCTTGTTTAAACCGATGGTTAAATCACGCAGCGAGTTAGCAAGTTCCACGGAAAGATACCGAATGGCATCCTCCGTAGTAGAACCGCTGCGAAATAGTTTAACCCCTGTAAATTTCATTTAACGAACCTTGGCTTGTAAGGTGCGGCGATTTCAAACTCATAACCCGTCACACCAATGTTTTTCTGCATCTCTTCGTTTACTAGAACGGCTCTGATAGATTTTACCCGATTGTTGTTCAACTTTCTAGGGTAGGTTGGCTCAACTGGAGATCCCCAAGGGTCAAGATCCCACCGATCCACACCATAACCGCCTGTCCCAATGCTGATGCTGACTTCTGACTTAGTGTCAGGAAGCCAGTTCACTTCGCTTCTAAAGGTCAGGGTAAAATCATTCTCAACAATCCCAGTAGAGAATACAGTCACGGCTAGGAAGCTTTTAAGGATCGAAGCCTCACCCAAAAAGTCCCAAGCTGACTTCCAGTAGCATGAAATAGCTGCTGTATTGTTTGCGTAATCATAGCGGGTATTGGTGTTATGAACCTTATAAAGAAAGTTCTTTAGGGCAGATAGGGCGCTTGAATACCTACGTTCCGAGAAGAATACATTACCACTATATTCAACTATACCGCCCGCCATGTTTTGCATATCCCATTCAAGCCATGCATCTCTGGGGTAATCGTAAACAAAGGTTACGCTGTATTCATTAGCGGCCACAGTTCCGCTTGTGGTGGTCTCGCAAGGGATAAATAGGATGTATTTTTGATTAGTCCTATCGTGGAAGCTTACAGATCTTTTGAGCTGAAAGATTAGGGCAGTATTGCTAATCCCTGCCTGATCAAATACGGGATCAATCCGGCTAACAAATGGGTTTTGCTCAAACGGTCCTAAGCCACGCGGAACCTGACCACCTTGTAAAAGCCTTGGCCCCTGAAGGCTCATAAACATCAAAGCGCCACGCACGTCCTGAATCGAGGCATGAGCAGCGCAACCAATGTCGTTAGCTACTTGGTCAACCTTGAATGATCCGCCAACAAAGTCACCAGATAGGACATGGATGCCCTGAGACTGGAATATGATGAAGAACTCGTTACTAGGTGCAATCCCAGTGACACGGTCTCCGATGATATCATTTACGATGATCTGATTATCTGGAACCGGAAAGTATTCAGGATTTTCTACATCACTAAAGCTTACAGTGTTGACCTCATCCAGATTACCAGCAGTGACTAGCAATCCCTGGAATGTGGAGACATATCGACCCTTGGGAGGAGGGCTTCTATCAGTAGCGGGTTCAAGGTAAACCGCACCAAGCGATGCGTCTGCAATATTGTCACGATAGGTCTGAGTTGACGTGAAAGAGTTGTTCGGTAACTCAACCAATGAGTACCATACTGTCGGAGTGCCAGTGCTGTTCTTCGAGCGATAGACTGCAATTCTTAGATTGTTAGAAATTACAGCGTTATCGGCTACTGTAACAGCGGCCCCTGAAACTGTAATTGAATAAGTGGGTGCAGTTACATCCACAGCAGTAACAGTTCTTTCTACATATCCGCCACTTACGGCATCGTAGAAGTAAGCTGTGTCCCCTACTTTCATGGTGTGAACGCCGCCTGAGCCATTATCTACAACAATCGTATTTACAGCAGCTTGAGCACCGTCAACGACTGCGCAGTTAGTGTTATATCCACTTGCAGCAAGGATATTATTTACTGTTACGTCAATCTGGTTGCCGTTGTAGTCTACGGTCGCCGAAGTAACAGGATTACCTTCAACCTCATTACCTTGAGCATCTTTTTGAAGAACCGTGACCTTATAGCTGTAATTGTCAGTGCCCAGAACACCGGCAACAGTGCTGTTTGCTAAAGAGACAGAAGTAGCAGGAACGCCAGCATTGTAGATATTTTGACCATCGTACTTCTTTACAGAGTCATACCCGTTTGAAAGGTAAAGGATATTGTAAAGCTGAACGCCACTTGTGTTCTCAAAGTCTGCACTGTTTGCGTAGGTAACGTTTCCAGGGAATGGCGTCTGTGGTGCGTTGATCTGATCCCAGTAACGTAACTTTAGAACTAGACCACTTGCCAATAGATCATGCTCTACTGTGGTGTCTAAGAAAGCAGCAGGCATGGTTCCAACCGTTGCGATTGCTGTGAATCCAACTGTAGCGCCAATTGCAGCAGCAAGGGTTGTTACATCCACTGGAGCTAGCTCATCAATTCCAACGCCAAGATCATAGTTCAGAACCTCAGTGGTTCCTTCGACTAGCTTGAATCTGTAATCAGACGTTGCAGTATCGTAAATGATAGAAGCAGTACAGACTAAGGCGCTGCCACTGTAAGTGACAGTGAGAGTACCTTCTTTAAGCTTAAAAGCGTTACTTCCCACTGCGACCATTTCAACGGTTTCAGCTCCGGTGCTGGTATTGTAGCGCTTATAAGTAAATAAGCCTCTACCACCTTGGCTTTCTACAGATCCTTGATAGCCTTTACGCTTCTCGATTGATCCAGTGTTAGTAAATTGGATATTGCGTAGTGCGGTCGCGTACTGCTCGGGAAACTTCAAGTCAGACGACTTGTAGTCAACACCTGCTAGGTTTTCATACCTTTTAACGAATTGATAATTGACCGCCACGGTGTCTCCTTACAGTTCATATCCAAGATAGAACGGATCAATGATAGGAATACGGTCTGGATCATTGTCAGGCTCAGCGAAGGCTTGCTTGAGCGTTCCTTCGATTTTAGCCATAAGTGCTGCGACTTCAGCTTGATCGGTTGATGAGTCTCGAACAAAGATTCTCATATTGCAGTATTCAAGTAGGTATTTTTCACATACATCAGGCAGCAAAGAGTTAGTGCTAGAGTTCTTGCCTCTTAGTGCATATTGACCGACTACGATTGTCTCACCTGACTGGAAAGTAAAACCAGGCGATACAGTGACCACACCTGTTGCGGTGTCGATTGCATCAACTGGAATATCTTTCATTTTGACTGCGCCGTACTTATCAACGATAGTGATATAGTTCTGCTCAAGTAATGCAGAAGCATCAAGGCCAGCGGGGTCAAGTGTCAGGCTTGTGATCGTGTTAGTCCCAAGTGTCACTGCCTGAACAGTTCCACGCCTGATATCCAAGTATGGAATAGCCTTTTGATATACAATCCTAAGCTTCCCCCCATTTTGCGGTGGGGGTTGAATGATTAGGTTAGAGCCCTGACGTAAATAGAATGATGGGTTTCCATTGATACCGTCAATTCGCTCTTTAAGGCTACCCTTACGGATAATGTAGTAGTCTTGGTCTAAGCCACTTGGAGAATATGAGATGTTATCAATCCGAGTTCCCATGTAGCAATCGGACGGGATTGCATAGGTCTCTTGAGAGATCGTAACGTCTACATATTTTTCAGCCATCAAGATAGTCGGAAAAAGTACGTTGATGATGGAATGAATTTCTTCCTGCGCATCGTTTAGCGCCTGAATGAATTCCTCATCTTGCACGCCAGCGGTACTGGTAAAATCAGTATTTCCCGTGGCTCTCCGACTCGCTAGAATTAGCTGATCAAGTGATCTCATTACTCACCCTTTGGTTTCATTTTTCCAATGATAAGTGCAATCTTAGCGCGATCCATGGCAGGCTTTTTCTCTTCCATGTCTTCGCCTTCTTCCATGTCTTCTTCTTCCATGTCACCACAGCATTTTTTGATGAGGTCTTCCATGGACATCTCATACTTATCGGCAAGCATCATAAGCTTGTCGTGAAGCATTTTGACTTCTTTCATGTCTTTAGCGTTAATTTCCATTCCTTCTTTTTCCATTTCGCCCATCATAAATCTCTCCTTAGATTGCTGATCTATAGCTTGCCATTAAACGACTAAGTGCATTTTGTTGATCTTGCTGCGCCTTGAGCATTGATTCGCCAGTAGCTTGCTGAGCTTGCTGCATCCCTCTTTGCTCAAGTTCTTTTTGCTGAATCTGTCTTTGAGCAGCTTGCTGCATGAGCCCACCTACAAGAGCAGCGCCAGCTTGAATGCCAGCAGAACCTAGTTGAGCGCCGGTAGAAGCTTGCTGCTGAGCAGCTTGCGCCTTCTTTTGTTCTTCTGACTGCTGCATGAATAGTTTAGCTAGAGCTGACATATCCATGTTTTGATTTTCATTCATATTAGCATCTCCATCTCTTTAGCGCCGCGCCTTTAGGTGTTAGCTCACCGTCTTTACTTGTAGGCCCCTTAACTCCTGCCATTCGAGCGCAAAAACTACGGCGACGGGCCGCACGTTCTGGGCTAGGATCTTTCTCGGTTACTGGCTCTTTTAGATCAGAACCATGCTCACGATTATACCTTTCGCGAGCCTTCTCGCTCATTCCGCCCGTCTTGGAATGCTTCTTAGGATTATAACCGAGGAATGGTTTTTCTTTTGCCATATTATCCCAAAAGGCTTTGTTTATATGCTTCGATCACATTAGCCAAAGCACCTTGCTGAGACTGAGCAGCTTGCTGAATGGCCGCTTGCTCCAAAGATGTTTGTTGCTGAAGTGCAGAGCTAATCATTTGTTTTTTAGCCTGTTCTTTCGCAGCGGATTGACCTAACAAACCGCCAATAACTTGAGTCGCTGCCATGATTGCTGCTGCGCCGATTACTGGATCCATAGTTCACCTCAAGAGTAGTTCAGTTCCCAGTCACCGTAGTAACTGGTTCCATCATAATACATTGTCACAATATCCACTTCGCTTGCTCCTGTAGAAAGAATAGGAGCTTGGCCTTGAGGCCATTTTACTGACGCTGGCCACACCACATCAAGTGGAGCTGCACCTTGAATAACAAACAACTTATAGACTGCGCCTTCAATCGGACTACTTAAGGTCACAGTAACGTTACCTGAAGCAGAGGCTAAGGAAAGCTTTTGCCAGTTTCCGTTACTCCAATCGACAGTCTGAGTGGTGCCTGCTGGACTAAGAGTAGCTGCCTGAGTTAGAGCCAGGTTCTTAGAGAGGTTAAGCTTTACGATTGTGTTATCTGCAATCTTTCCAGTCGTAACCGCTTTGTTGTCAATCTTTGCAGTTGTAACCGAAAGATCGGTGTAAGAGTTAGTAACCATCTTGTTGCCGTCACCTGATCCGGTGTGGCCGTGGTTACTGATCTTAGTCCAAGTGGTAGAATAAAGCGTACTCGCCCAGTTTCGGGTTCCACTTGTAGGTATTGTAAGTGTGAGTCCGAGACTCAGCGTAGTATATGGCATTAGACCCCCGCTACAGGTTTAGGATGTTTTGCTTTTACAGCTAATCTAAGAGCCTTCAATTCTTCCAGAGCAGCATCCCCACCGTCAAACCAAGCGTTTAAGAACTCTTCAGCGCTTGGATATTCTGCCTTACGTTTAGCAAGGCACTCCGCAAGTGCGTGCTCTGCTGACACATCGATGATCTCAATTGAGTATTCTGATTTGAGCTTTACTTCTTTACGCACGATTGCAGCAAGCTCAGGGATCTCAGCTTGTACTAACTCACCTGACTCATTCCACACTTCAGGTACTTTTGGAGAAGCTTCTTGAACTACTACTTCGCGCTCTTCAAGTACGTCTGCCTCATCATATGCTTCTGCGTGCATCTCATCTTTATGAGGTACCCACCGTTCAGGCTTTCCCCACGAATTTTTTTCAATGCATGAGGCAACCCATTCAGTTGGATCCAGCATTTTAGCACTAGATCTTTCCTGTCCTAATTTATTTTTAATAATAACTTTTTTCATTAGTTACCTACTCTCACAATTTCAACGGCATTATAATCTCCAGAGTTTAGCATAGCTAGAGTTGCTCCAGAGTTTTGCAATAAGCCAACTTCAATTCTATCTCCAGCTATGCAATCTACAACTGCCACTACAATTGCAAAAACAAATGTTGAATGAGTAGCTTGAGATACATTCCCTCCACGCGCTATTGATGTGTTGTTTTTTCTTATCGAAAGTACCCATTCTTCACCAGCTACCCAACCACCTCCAGAGGCTGATAAAGAATGCGCTTTAACTAAATATTTCCCACTAATTGGAATTGTGGCTTTCCATCCTGTGTTTGTTGTTGTTACATTTCCGCTTGCTGTTCCAGATACGATACCGTGGGTATCATAATCTTTATCTTCAAAGTCCAAGTATGTAAGCGTATTATTTGTTACGTTATTTCCTGCATTAGTACTGTATCTGCAGGCCACAGTTTCAGTCGCAGCAATCGCGCTAGGACCGGAAAGACGCTCAATTGTTGCATAAGTAAATCGAGAGCCGCTATCAATTGTGTAAGTATTTACAGAGTTATTTCCTGCGCCATAAATAAACACTTCAATATATTGTCCAGCATTTAAAGATGCAATTGTTACCACATTCACATCTTCAGAACCACCGGCCGCAGCAAACCGAGTGACCGAATCGGCTATCGCTGATCCATCTACATAAATAGCAGGACCATAGCCATTCGATAATAAATTTGCGCCACTCAATCTAACATTAGCAGAAATTGAGTAAATTCCAGGAACAGGAACCACCCATCTATTTGACCCAGCTACAAAACCACTATGAGTATCGATGTTAGTAGAATCAAACGCTACTTTAACAAAACTGTTATTAGTATTTACACCAGTTTGATTTGTTGATCTAAAAAGCTTTGCAGCAACCACCCGAGTATCAGTGTCGTTAGACATCTGAACAGTAGAGGACCATCCGACTACAGGAAAAGTATATTTAATATTTACTGTATCAGTGTTTCCAAAAGTAATTGGAACTGCTTGTGTTACAGCATTTTCCTGAGCATAAGTTACTGACGCGTTGTAAACTAAAACTCTAACAGAAGTAGTGCTTACATAGTTCACGGCTACTGGGAATGTATTTGCTCCAGTATCAACTGCGTTACCTACACCAAGTTGTTGGTTATCGTTGCCGCTAAAGCTAATTTTGCTTGTATCAATTACAAGTCCAGATGGATTATTTACGGTTAAGGCCGCTGCTGTTACTGCACCACTACAAGTGATACCGACTTCAACTTCAGCTGTGTCTCCCACACGCCGATATTTTCCTGTGTAGGTTACGTTTGAGGTCCATGATCCAGTTGGAGTAAATGATACCCAATCGGTAACAGGCGCACCGTATTGCACTACTTGAGGTCCAACTACTACGTTATCAATCGCAAGGGTATATGCACTCGCAGAAGTAGAGGCTACGTGCAGACACAAGCGGTAAGAAGTTCCAGACGCTTGAGTTTGGAATGTCGCAATCTGACGCATCTTAGTGCCAGATGTGGCAGCTTGAATCTGATATCCAGCGGGTTGAATCACTACGGGAGTACCAGTAGGATCAGCGATCAAGTAAACGGTGAGATCGCCCGTAGCGTAAGTTCCACTTACCACTTCATAATCAAAGGTAACAGTAAGAGGCTTTGCGATATCAGCGTTATCGATTGTGAAATCATCGCTAACACCTTGGCCCTGACGGTTTGCTGCATCTTTAGCAAATTCAAAGTCAGCAGCGCCACGAAGAGGGGTAGTGGTCGATCTAGTCCATGTGACGTTAGGAGATCCCCCAGTACCGTCTACAGGTTGAGCACCTGCTGCATCAGCGTAGGTATTCCATCCAGTGGTGTTTGTTGCAGCGTTTGAGTTAGCAATGTAGTTAATGCCAGCTTGTCCGCTTGCTCCGACTTCAGTCCAGTTAGTAGAGCTACCAGAATCGTTCTTACGGTAAAGCTTACCGTTAGAGCTATTGAGCAACAAAGAGCCGATATTGGCACTTACTGCGCTTGAAGTTGGATCAGTTGTAGAGCTGATGATGTCGTTTCCGCCATTAAGGTCAATGGTGCCTTTCAGCGTTTTGACCTTAGTACCTGAGAAAATTACTGAGCTACCCATTTAAGTCTCCTTAGAGAGTTCTATTAAGAATAGAAGTTAACTGAGATTTCGCCTGCATTTGCAGTCGCACTAACAGCTTTGATCGCCACGCGTGTTGTAGCAGCAATCGCAAGAGGAATGCGACCGTTACCGCCTGGGAAAATATACACTTGATCTGCTTCTGCACCTGCTGCACCAGTAGCAAGCACCAGCGTTTGGCCTGAGCTATCAAAGATCTCAACTTCATTGATTGCAGCAGAAGTCGATGCAAGAAGCTGAGTGTATGCTGCTGTGGTAACGCTAGTAGAAGTGTAATCAATACGCGCTCTGTTAGCAGCAGAACGGCCTGCGTAGTAAATCGGCATCGCAGTTTGGTTTGATGCCAGAGTTACAGAAACCGAGCCTGACATGGTTTTAGTACCAGTCGTAGGCAAACGGTTAGGAATAGTAGTTGAGTTCAGGGTACTAAGAGTGGATTCAGTAGCAGCACCAGTAGGAAGAGATACTGTCCCACTGATATTATTGATATTCCAAGTGCCGGATTGATTTGCTGATACAGTTCCATCTACCGTTAAAGAACTTCCATTATCACCGACTTGTAGGACACCAGAAGAATCAACCTTTAGAATATAAGTGCTGCTTCCAGTAGAACCACCAATTTGCATTACTTCAGCATTAGAAGTCGCACCGTTAGTAGTTACAGCAGATCTAATAATACCTGTATCAATATCAATAGTCTGAAGGTAATTATTTCCAGTATCTTGTCTTGCTGCTGTAGCTGCACCTGTTGGAAGACTAATGGTTCCGCTTACATTATTGATATTCCAGGTACCGCTTTGGCTTGCAGGAACCGCACTTTGATCTGAAGCAATAACAACAGGAAAGCTGAGTGCCATGGTCTTTTGACCATCAACGTCAGCGATGCTTGCAATACTTGCCTCAGTTACTAAAGCGCCTGATGGATTTACTTTGACGTTAACAAAACCACCACCGCCTCCAGTGGTCTCTCCAGTGATCACACCACGGGTGAGTAGAACCTGGCTCTCACCTGTGATCGTGTGATTTACACGGTACTGGCTTGGAAATACTGGAACGTGGCGAGTTGTAGTAGAAAGCGTAAATGAGCTTTGAGCTACTGCGCCGTTAGTAAATTTTACTCTGTAGTATCTAAATTCCGGTTGAAACGAATACCCAATACCACCGCTAGCAGTAAGATAAGTGTAATAATGAGAATGGTGAACAGTAGAGCCGTCGTTTGAGAATTGCATCTCAAGACCATCGGTCGCAGAGTTTTGGTCTGCTTTTATTCCGAGTGCAATAGCTGCGTAATTCTTATTCTCAACCCAAGATCCAGTAAATACAGCACCACCTGCAAGTGCCACTGTAGTGGTGTTAGATGCGTCTACAGTTCCAGTAATTGACTGAATATCAACTTGAAGCTCACCTGCTGCATCAGTTTTTAAAACTTGAACAGCAGATCCATCATATCCAGAAACAACCTTGGTCAGAGCTGGAAGCGCCCCACCGTCAGCGGCGGTAGCTACTTCTGTAAATGATCCAGTGACCTTAACTTCGCCTGTAGCTTCAACAACAGGATACTTGTGGCGTAGGATCTGGAATGTCACGCCAAGTGCTGGAGCAGATGCAAGTTCTTCAGCAAGGGTGATGCTGTTAGTAGCTACAGAGTAAACTTTAACTTCTTGGCCACTGAGAGTGCCTGAAGTGATACGGATAACATCGCCCACTTTAGCCGCATGGCCAGTGGCATTGATTAAAATTGTTGTGGAGTTTGCCTCAACAGCGTCAGTGCCTACTTCCCTGACGAACTCGTGAGACAATACTGAAAGCGCATTTTGCAGCTCTCTAACAGGTTCAACTGTCGCATATTGCGGCACTAACCTGTCGTCTTTTTCCTGCGTGGACCATCCCTTGATGCTCATGTTTTTTCCTCCCCGTCCTGAAGGCGGTTCTTAGTGAAAGGCGGGTTAATTCCGTCCATGAAACTAACCCGCGTGATCGCCGTAGACAATTATAATTCTATTTTTTCTGAAAGATCAAACTAACGACGCTTATCGTAGTAAAGATCTACCGAAGCAGTGCAGGTAGTGGTACCACCTGTGAAGTCAAAGATTGCCCGGACATAAGTCATCCCAAACGTGGTCGCCCGAAGAACTTCAGCTCCAGTGCCAGTCTTTGCTGCAAAGGTAATCCAGTCGAGCCAGTTAGAATTGTCTGGACTGGTTTGAATCTTAACCACAAGGCTCGTGCCAGCTCCCAATGCAGTCACATTTAGTAGACCGGCATAGTCAACTTGTAAGCCTTCAAGGGTGTAGCTCGAACCATTGGTGTCACCGGACACAGCGCCCGATGAGAGAGTGAGTTTATTTACGCTTGCCATGGTGTCTCCGATGAGGACGCGGCGGGAGGAATCGAACCTCCGTCTTAGGTGTTACTCGTCAGTCAACACCCAGCTCTACCACTGAGCTACGCCGCTAACCTCAC